CTATAAGTTATTGAAAAGAAAGGCATTTTTAAGTGCCTTTTTTATTGACACAACATCCATCACATGTTATAATACATCTTAACTAATAAAGGTATACTTAATGCTTGTAGAAAAATTCACTTACCCGACTCTCAAAAGGGTAACAGCAAAAAACGGACAACGCCAATACACAGGTGATGATAATCAACCAGTGCCAAGTGTCACAACAGTACTTTCTGATACTGGTGATAAGACAGCACTTATTAACTGGCGTAAGCGAGTAGGCGATGCTGAAGCAAACAGAATTAGTCAAGAAAGTGCAGGCTTAGGTACCAAAGTACATAATGCTTTAGAAAAATATGTATTACTTGAAGAGTACGAAATCAAAGGTAATAACCACATAAGTATTATGGCTAAAAACATGGTTGATGAAATGATCGACAAAGGTTTAAGCCAAGTAGATGAGATATGGGGTGTTGAAGTAGCACTAATAGCTCAAGGCTTATACGCAGGTACAAGCGATGCTGTGGGCATGTTTAACGGTGTTGAAAGTATTATAGACTTCAAGACTGCTAAAAAGATTAAAAAGCGTGAATGGATTGAAGATTACTTCATGCAAGGCTGTGCATACGCACTAGCACACAATGAAATGTTTGGTACAAACATCAAACAAGTTGCTATTTTAATGATCGACAGAGAAGGCAAATACGCTGACTTTGTTATTAATGGTGACGAATTCGAAGAATACTGCAATAAATGGGCAATGAGATTAGCAGACTATTACTCATTGCAATGAACAAACTATTAACATTATGTACACCTTTAATTGAATCCGGCGATTTCTACGCAGGTGCAAAAGGTGAAAAAACCGGCCCCATAAGTAGAGAATATCTTACTGATGTTCTAAAATGCTACATAGACAAAACAGATTCATTATACAGCAAAATACTATCACTGGTGACAAAGCCTGCAGAGGATATACCTGATGATCATCAGCCAGTTATAAAACTATTAAAATATAATGCTGGTGCAAAAGCCGACATGCACTACGATGACTGTACTTATGGAACCAGTATTATTTTATTAGATTCATCTAGCGACTTACAAGGTGGAGAAACTTGTATAAAAACAGATAAGTTTGAAATTGTTGACATGAAATCAGGCGACCATATTTTTCATCCCAAAGGTAGATTGCACGGTGTAACAAAACTTACTAAAGGATATAGGCATGTGTTGGTGCTTGTATGGTAAGACTATTATAATAAAGTTTAGTCACTCAAAGTGATAAATACTGTTAAGTAAGTAATTAGAGAGGCTTAACAGTGGCAGAAGAAACAACAAAAATCGTACGAATGCAACAACGCAGAGGTCAGAAACAAGACCTCCCTAAGCCGTTGCGTCCAGGAGAACTTGGATTCGCAACAGATAGTAGACAGTTGTACATTGGCGCCGACACAACAGATCCAGTTTCAGATATATACAATAAAACAGGTATATTTGAAAAAACAGCAAGTGCCCAAAGTATAACAGCAAGTCTTGCTAATATACAAATGGTTAAATTTACAGTGCCTCATAAAATTTATGATAAAGGTGAATTCGACGGTGTTGCAAATGTTGTTAGTTGGACTCCGGCAACAGTAGTTGCGTCAAGTGGCACAACAGTTGGTAGAGAAGGAAAAGTATTTGGTAATATTAATGCCGGTGCAAGTTTTGTAAACAACATAACAGGTTCAGCCTTTGTTCCTACTGATTTACAAGTAGTTAAAAATGGTACTGTTACTGTACCATCTAAGGTAGCATCAATTAGTTCAGGAGAAGATTACTTCTTTGAACAATCTGCTACAGGTCAAAGTGTTTCTACTCACTCTCATACACTTACATTTAGATCGCCTCCGTCAGGAGCAGATGCAGTTTCAATCTCTTATTACAGTAATGCCGCAGTAATTAATGCAGTAACTAGTGCTAACATTGGTTTAACAAGTCAGCCTGGTTTTTATGCTTCAAAAGGTATTACATCTTACAGAGAATTAGACAACAATAATATTAGAGTTGCAGAAGGTATTGGTATTGGCTTTATTGGTATGCAATTTAAGCACATACAAGTAGCAACAGATGTAAAGTATGCACCTAACTCAGCAGACTTTTCGCAGACATTAGGTACATTACTTTTAACAAAGAACGACACTGTAAGAGAAAATGTTACAGCAGTTGCAACAGCATCTGATATTACTTTATCAGCAAACATACTTGCTGGAAGTTATTCATTAGATTCTAATGAGGATTATGATCCTAATGGAGTTTATAACCATACATATATTAAAGGTGGCACTGATTGGCTAGCAGATGGTAAGGTACTATCTATTTCAGACTACGATTTATCGTCAGGTGAAGTTACTGCTACAATACCAAGTAATGCAGCAAGTTTAACAAGACAAGTAACAGGCGCTGATGCTGGTGTTGGAAGTAAGTTAAGAATAACAGTTGAGAATGTTGAGAATACACAAATTGTTGATAGTGTTAAATTTATAGATTTAAGTGGTACTAATGTATCAGGCTTAGATGGTACTGTAGTAAATGTTGACACAGCAATTGGAGCAGGTGCGGTTAGTACAGTAAGTAAAACTATCAGTTTGGATATAGCATTTAACTCTGCAATGGCCACAGACCCTGCTAACTTAGTCTATATAACATACAAGAATAAAGATGCTTCTAATGTTGTTGTAAGCAGTGAAAGACACGGTAATCCAGTTGGCGGTTCTGTAACATTAACAAACAATGAAGCAGCAAATCCAACAGGTACTAAAACAGTTGCCGCTGTTACTGATAACACATTTATTTTAAACACTGGTTCAAACATAACTGGTAATGTAACAAACTTAACATTTACTCCAGTTATATCTAGTGCTACAGTTGAAGCAACACCGGTTGTTTCAATGAACTTAGCCTCAGCATCAACCCCCGCTGATGTACAAACACTTGTTAATGGTGCAAACTTATGGCCCAGAATCAATAGTATACCTGGCGCAGCTGACAAGATGTACATAACACATGCTGAAGCAGTACAAAAAACACCATTTACTTTTGCGTTACACGAAGATACATCAAGTACAGTAACAGCATTAGGACTTAGAGCCGACGAATACGATAGACCAACTGCAACTGTTAAAGCAAAACTTGAAGATTGGTTAAACGAAACATTAAATGATCCTACTGTTAATATATTTAAAGATGTATATATAAATGCAGAATTTAACTCCACAGCAACAGGCGGTAATCCTGTGTTTACTGATTGGCCATTGAACTTAAACAGTTCAATTGGTGAGATGAATTTTGAGGAAAGAACAGAGGCTCGAGACTTTGCAAAAATATTAAACAACTTATACTTTGAATCAACTAATCCTGATATAAGAGGATTAATGAATATCAAAACAAACATTGAGTTCTTAACAGCAGAGGCACTAGCGGCAGGACAAGCAACAACAGATTTCCCTACACCAGAGCAATTAACATTGCCAACAGGAACAAACAATCCTGTTAACGAATTAGACATTTCAATGTCACCAGGTGAAGGACAATTAAATACTGTATTTGTAGAATATGCTATGCATGCCACAACTAGTTCAGGCAATTATCGTCGTGTAGGTACACTAATGTATTCCGGTGATACAACAATTAACGATGTTGTATTAACAGATAACTATACAGATGCTCGTTCAGGTACACTAACAGGTAATGTAGACTTTGTTGGTGGTGTAACAGGTACAACTGGATTTATAAAAACTAATAACACATTAAGTCCTGCCTGTTCGGTGCAAGTTAGATATATTGCACGAAGATGGCCAGACTAATACAAGTTTAATTTATGTTCAACAAACACCAAACGTCATCAGAGCGTTTGAATGCATGGCGTACAGTAAGACAGCAAGAATACAAAACAGTAGAACCTTTGCTAGAAGCGTTTGCGCCTATCAAACCTATACCTAGATATATAGACTATTACACTCCTCGTGACTGGCCCAATGTGTTTGAAATAGTATCTGAAGGATACTTTTGCCAGTCTGGAATCACTTTAATATTAGCGGCTACATTACACAATAAAGGATTCATTTCCGATGAAGAATTGTACTTTGAAGTGATAAGTAATCATATAAACGGAAATGAAGGGTTGGTATTAATACACAACAATTTAGCATATAATTTTCTCCCAGGACAGACTGTAAGTATGCAGGAAGTTATAGATAACAGTACTAGATTTAATTCCCATAAAATTAAAACATCCGCACTTTTTTCTTGACATTTACACCGTTTTATTGTACAATTTGCTTCTGGTAAATAATACACTAAAAACTTAATTAGAAACAAACAGACAACGGATAAACACATGCAAGTACAAAAACGATCTGGGCAACTCGAAGACATCAACATAGACAAGTTGCACAAGGTAGTACAATATGCCTGCGATGGCATTACTGGTGTTGCACCAAGTGAAGTAGAGATCAACAGTCAGATACAATTGTACAACGGAATTACAAGTACTGATATACAAGAGACACTTATCAAAAGTGCCGCTGATTTAATTAGCGAAGAATCACCAAATTATCAATATGTAGCAGGAAGGCTAATCAACTATCATTTGCGTAAAGCAGTGTATGGTGAGTTTCAGCCACCGTGTTTATGTGATATCATAGACAAAAATATCAAGCAAGGGTTTTACGATAGAGAAATTTTAATCGCATACACAAAGGATGAAGTTGATACACTAAGCAACTACATCAATCACAGTAGAGATGAGTATTTAACTTATGCGGCTATGGAACAATTCCGTGGCAAGTATCTTGTGCAGAACAGAGCAACAGGTGAGATATTTGAAACACCACAAGTGTGTTATATGCTTATTGCTATGACATTGTTTAGTAAGTACGACAAAGAAACAAGACTTGAATATGTTAAAGCATACTACGATGCAATTAGTACATTTGAAATAAGTTTGCCTACACCAGTTATGGCAGGTGTGCGTACACCACAAAGACAGTTTAGTAGTTGTGTGCTTATTGAAACTGATGACAGTTTAGACAGCATTAATGCAACTACAAGTGCTGTAGTTAAGTATGTAAGTCAGAAAGCAGGTATTGGTATTGGTGCTGGTGCTATTAGAGCTATTGGTTCACCTATTAGGAGTGGAGATGCAACTCATACAGGAGTTATCCCCTTCTATAAACTTTTTCAATCAGCAGTTAAGTCATGTTCACAGGGCGGTGTAAGAGGTGGAGCAGCCACACTATACTATCCTATTTGGCACACAGAAATTGAAGACATGCTTGTACTCAAGAACAACAAAGGCACAGAAGAAAATCGTGTAAGACACATGGACTACGGTGTGCAGTTTAACAAGTTAATGTATGAAAGGTTATTAACAGGTGGAGACATTACATTGTTCTCACCGCATGATGTGCCTGGCTTATACGATGCTTTCTTTGCTGATCAAGATAAGTTTAAAGAACTATACGAAACAGCAGAAAGAAACACTCGTATTAAAAAGAGATCTGTTAAGGCAATGGATTTATTTTCTGCGTTTGCAACAGAACGCAAAGACACAGGTAGAATATATTTAATGAATGTTGATCATGCTAACACACATGGAGCATTTGTAGAGGATGTAGCACCTGTTAAGCAAAGTAATTTATGCTGTGAGATTAACTTACCAACTAAGCCATTAACAAGTGTTGATGATGCAGAAGGTGAAATTAGTTTATGTACTTTAAGTGCTATCAATTGGGGTGTTATTAAAGACTTCAAACAGATGCAACGAGTATGTAACCTTGCTGTAAGAGGCTTAGACGCACTCTTAGACTACCAAAGTTACCCAGTACTTGCAGCACAGTTAAGCACAATGAAACGCAGACCGTTAGGTATTGGTATTATTAACTTTGCATATTGGTTAGCAAAGAATGACTCAACATATCAAGATCCTAACTTAGAGTTAATTGACGAATGGGCCGAAGCATGGAGTTATTTCTTAATTAAGGCAAGTGCAGATTTAGCAGTTGAGAAAGGCGAGTGCCCAGGAACAGTAGAAACTAAGTACGGTAGAGGATTAACACCTAACCAAACATACAAGAAAGAAGTTGACGAGCTAGTTAAGCATCAAGAAAGACAAGATTGGAAAGGATTGCGTAAGCAGTTAGCAGAGACTGGTATCCGTAATTCAACACTGATGGCACTTATGCCAGCAGAAACATCAGCACAGATTAGTAACAGCACAAATGGTATTGAACCACCACGCAGTTACATCAGTGTTAAACAAAGTAAGCACGGTGTATTGAAACAAGTAGTGCCGGGTTACCCAAGACTTAAAAATAAGTATGACTTATTGTGGGATCAAAAGTCGCCCGAAGGTTACTTAAAGATTATGGCTGTATTACAAAAATACATAGATCAAGGTATTTCGGTAAATACATCTTACAATCCAGAACACTACGAAGATGAGAAAGTGCCAATGAGCGTTCTCATTAAAGATATAATTACATTTTACAAATACGGCGGTAAGCAATTGTACTATAATAATACTAACGACGGACAAGGTGAGTTAGATACAGAACAAAAACTAGAAGCATTAGAAATTACCGAAGTAGAAGAGGATGATTGCGAATCGTGCAAAATATGAAATCAGTTTTAAATACAAATAAAAAATATAATCACATGGAAGCAAAAATGTTCCTAGACCCCAATGGCGGTGTGTGTATGCAACGGTATGATACAATTAAGTATCGTCAGTTTGAAAAACTTACCGACAAACAATTGGGATTCTTCTGGAGGCCAGAAGAGGTTGATATTGCCAAAGACTCAAAAGACTTCAAAGACTTAGAAGCACACGAGCAACATATCTTTACATCAAACTTAAAAAGACAAATACTCTTGGACAGTGTTCAAGGGCGTTCACCTAACTTAGTGTTCTTGCCTATTGTTAGTCTACCAGAATTAGAAACCTGGATAGAGACTTGGGCATTTAGTGAAACTATTCACAGCAGAAGTTATACACATATCATCAGAAATGTATATCCTGACCCGAGCAAAGTTTTTGATGAGATGACAAGCATCGAAGAAATTGTAGACTGTGCTGACAGCATTACACAATGCTACAACGATCTATATGACTACAATGACTTAATGCGTAAAGGTGCAGCAAAGTATAGTTTATACGAGCATAAGAAGAAACTATGGAAATGTTTAATGAGCGTAAACATACTAGAAGGTGTGCGTTTTTATGTATCGTTTGCATGTAGTTGGGCATTTGCTGAAGTTAAAAAGATGGAAGGTAATGCTAAAATTATTAAGTTAATTGCTAGAGATGAAAATGTTCACTTAGCAAGTACACAGCACATGTTGAAATTATTACCTAAAGAAGATGAAGACTTTGCAAAGATTGCAGAAGAAACTAGAGAAGAATCAAAGCAAATGTTTATCGAAGCAGTTGAGCAAGAAAAAGCATGGGCTGAATACTTGTTCAAAGATGGAAGTATTATTGGACTAAACGCAGAGCTATTAAAGCAGTATGTAGAATACATTGCGGCTAAGCGAATGACTAACATCGGCTTAGAAAAAGTTTACACAGCAGGAACACACCCATTACCGTGGACACAAAAATGGATAGGCGGTAGTGATGTACAAGTAGCACCACAAGAGACAGAGATTAGTTCGTATGTAATTGGTGGTACAAAACAAGATGTTACGGAGGAAACCTTTAAAGGTTTAACCCTTTGAGACCTTTTGATCAATACAAAAGATTTTTTGCTTTTGGTTGCAGTTTTACAAGATACAATTGGCCTACATGGGCCGACATTATAGGACATGTAACTCCAGAATATTACAATTATGCACAAAGTGGTGGCGGCAATCTATTCATATCTAATAGCATAGTAGAAGCAAATCTTAAGCACAACTTTACCACAAACGATTTAATTATGGTTATGTGGACTAGTATATGCAGAGAAGATCGTTATAAAAACGGTCTTTGGTCAACTCCAGGAAACATTTATGCCGAAGGTGTATTTGAACCAAAAGAGTTTGTTGAAGATTGGGCAGATAATAGATTTTATCTTATGAGAGACTTAGCAATTATAGAACAGTCTCATGCATATCTAAAAAGTTTGCCTTGTGATTTTGATATGCTTAAAATGATCGAATTCGAAGATACATCAGGAGGCAGAGACTCGCCCGAATATAACGAAGGTAATCCAGATGTTTTAGACTTTTATCATACTACAACACAAAAAGTTAAGCCTAGTATTCACGAAGTAATATATAACGGCGAATGGAAGCCACTTGAGATATCAGGTTGGGGCGATAAAGGGCAAACAGCAGACTACCATCCTACTCCACTGAATTATCTAAAATACTTAGAAAGTTTTTATACTTGTAATGACAAAATGACAGGTTATGCAAGGTACTATAATAAAGCACTTCTAAAGTGCAAGTCTTTAGATGATACTTTAGGATTCTGGAATCCGGTCATGGCTACCAGGTTATGATATAAATAATCACACACAGAGGAAACACACATGTATAAATTAGAAGAACTCTCAGGTGAAGTTATCACCTTAAAACTTATGAGCGGCATCGAAGTACTAGCACAACTGCTAGGAGTAGATGAGGACAACAAACTGTTTACAGTTGGTGAACCAAAGATTGTTGTTATTAACGGTGCTGATCTTGCACTAATTCCTTATATCTTTACAGGACCTACAGACGAGGTTACAATGCCCATGTCAGCAATTCTAAGCGTCTGTAAAGCAAGTGAAGACAGTATTGCGGACTATGAAGCTCTTAATGAACAAGAAGCAGACATAGGCATTATCGAAGAAGAATAGCATTATAGGGCATTACAGCCGTATATGCCCTGCTGATTTAAATTGTTGTATAAATACTCTTTATAAGTGTATATAAGTTAATTATATATGCATGTTAACCCTCAACACGCAGACGACATGAAAAAAAGATACAACAACAACTTCCCTAGGTTAGTCGAAGACTTAGAAATATTTACACTGTCCAGTATTTTCTTATTCTCTATACTTGCGTTAACTCCAGCAGTATAATGAAACATGCAATGTGTTACATGATATTACTCTTTGCTGCCAATACAGATAGTATAGCAGGCATAATGCGTGGATTGCGTGATGTAGACAATAATATTTACTACCTGGAACCAAAAAATGATCGTTAGAGACGCAACACCCGAAGAACAAGCAGAATGGTTTAAAACAGACTATTTCATGAAAGGCGATTTTAGTGCTATGCAACTGTTTGTGGTTATACCAGCAGTTATACAAATAGTAGTATTCTTTTCTATGTTAGCAGTATTTAAATTAAATAGTGTCCTATTTTAGAAACACATTTAGACTACTAGTAGGCGTTGGTAAGTCAGAACATAACACTGCATCACCCTTTCAAATTCTTATAACAGCAATAGCATTAGGCTTTGCATTCTTAGGCTCTATATCGTTACTGCTAATAATGGCGAGTATAATCATATAAATAGTAGTATGGCAAAGATAGCAAGAGTAAAAACAGATACAGCAAAAGGTGTTATACTAGGACCTGGAGCATCAACAGTATTTGCTGATAATAAAAAAGTTTCTTTAATAGGAGATAAGGTTGCTCCTCATGGCAAAGCACCACATACTTCGCCTACACTAGTGTCAAATGGTGCAACTACAGTGTTAGCAGACGGCGGTATTCCTGCTAAACAAGGAAGTACTGCTACATGTGGACATAATGTTAGTAGCGGTTCGCCAACTGTTGAAGTAAGTTAAACAACTTCTAATATATCAGTAATACTATTATTGTATATGTTTATAGTAGACAAATCTATTCTTACAAACTTAGCAAGTTCTTGCATTACTGATAAGTTATATGCATTACTTGTATCTACTTCGTAATAATCCCAATCACCGCATAGTGCGTAACTAAATATTTGAGCAATACCCGAACCTTTGATAACATGTCCTTTGATAGTAATATTAATAATATCATCTGTGTCCAAGTCTTTTGCTGTTATTGGTACAGGTAATTTTTCTAGTTCGTCGATTGGTGTTCCTTTAATACTTCTAACTTTTGTTTTTAATAAGTTCCATCCTATTGCTGTTTGTGCCAATGTTGGTTGATTTGAACCAACAGGATGAATATCGTATAACCATTTACCTTGTTTAGATATTACACTAAAGCATTTATTACCAAACAACGGGTCTTCTAGTACTTCAAATGTAGCACCTATAGCTCTACAAAAATGTTCTATTGCAGGTTGTTGATGAGCATTGTGCTTAAATTTGTAAAATTTTATGTGTGCTTTGTTACCTACAGTTATTATGTTTTCTTTAATATGATTCCATTCAGCACCTAAGAATACTTTACCACATTGTTCGTATATGCCGTCAATATTAAAGATAATGTTTATACTTGCATCTTGCTCTTTGTATAAACAACTAGCATCTACTATACTTTTTACTGCCTTATTCTCAGCCATTCCGTAGGTGTTAACCATAATGTATACACCTTGTATAGTCATAACACGCACAAAAGGTGCAAGTTTACTCCACTCTAATGCATCACCGTATTCGTTATCCATTGTAATAGATTTTAAATCTGGTAAGTCTTGGGTGATTTCAACTAAGGTAGGATATGATGCTTCTATGTCGCCTATTGATCTATGCTTGAACACAGAACAAAGCCACTGACCAGCGGCGCTTAGTGGATTAAAAACGCGACTGTGTGTTGTTGTGTCTATTCGTATGTTTTCTAAAGTCATAAAAAAAGGTACCAATTGTATTTAGTACCTTCTTTTAAGTAAGTATAACTTATTTGATTTGGTTATTAATGGATGCTGAGTACTGAATTACTTCTTCGTAATCTGCATCATCATCGTTATAGTAATACTCTGTTGATGTATTTAACTCTATTTCTGAAGTTGCATACACACCAATTGAATACTCTTCAACATAAACTTTGTCACCCATTGTGCCTTTAACAGCAAAGTGATAAACACCTGGTGCTAAACTTTCTGCACAACCTCCAGCAGTTGTTGCTGTAATTGTAACAATACCAGTTGCGGCATCAAATGCCATCCATGGTGCTAACGGACTAAAGTCTAACACTGCGACATTAGTTACATCTGCATGTAAACCAATATCGATAGTTGCTGTTTGTCCATGTTGTATGTTTGTTAACCTACCTGATGGAATCTGTGTAAATGTTACATCTGATGTCATCGGTAGTGAAAGTATTGATAAACTTACTTTTTCATATTCTGCTATCTTACCTGATGGGTAAGTTAAGTTATCGTAACTAAGAATAGTTTGGAAGTTTTCAGCAGTAGAAGTTGATCTAGGTAAACGAGCCATTTCGTTACCACGTGTTACCATGTATGATTTAATTGTTTCTGCTGATGCACTTGGATATAAGTTCATGAAGTGCGTAGCACAACCTGCTACCATAGCAGATGATACTGATGTTCCTTGAGCTGGTACATAGTTACTTGTGTTTGCTAAGTCTACTACACATACTTCTTCACCAATTGCGAATATATCAATCTTGGCTGCACTTTGTACTAGACCTCTACGAACTGGAGTTGTTTCGTCATCAACATAATCAATCAATGGCATTTGACTGAAAGTTGATACATGGAATGTTTGGCTGTGTGAACCAACAGTTGTAATAGTGTCCAAACCACCTGGTGTAATTGTATCAACATCAACACCACAACCTGCGTTACCTGCTGCTGCAACTAGCATTAAGTTTTCTGCTAACATCTGGTTAAGTTTAGCATCAATTAATGCGTTCTTAGTCATAGACCAAGCCATTAATACAACTTTAGGCTTAGACGCATCGTTAGCTCTATGGTGTATTAATACTGCTTCTAATGCATCAATAACATCGCCTGCTGTAATTGTACCTGTAGCATTGTCGAACATCTTAACATTTTGTATAGTTGTACCTTTAGCACTACCAATTGACTCACCAATTATAAGTGATGCCATTTTAGTTCCGTGACCGTCAGTGTCACCGAAAGCAGTTGCATCTGGGCAACTGTGTAAATCAGTTACTAATGGTGTTTCGCCAAACTCTTGGTGATACGGATCAAAACCAGTATCCATTAAGTAGACAGTTTGTGTTGCACCATAAGTGCCGTCTAGTGGATGCCAGTAATACTGATAGTTAGGGTTAATTGCTGTAGTTGATAAATGCTCAGTATCTTGTTCGTCACTTGCTTCAGTAAATGCTTCAAGTGCAACGTTAAGTGCTTCGCCGTTTTCAGAGGATTCAGTTACTCCTGCAAGTCCTGAGACTTGACCTGTTGTTCCTGAAACTCCGTATGTAAGTGGGAAAGAATAAGTTTTAGTTATTGTTAATCCACTGTTTGTAATTGCCAGCTCTGCCGCCCCTGCGTTTGCATAAGTTGACGAGTCTAGTGATATAATAAAGTTTGCCATTTAGTTTTGCTCCAAAAAACGAATTTGTATTCGGTTTAGCTCCATAAGTATGTATTAAGTATATTTATCATCTTTTGCAAAGATAGAGATCATTTATGATAGAATTTGGAAATCCGCCAGCATTACAGTATTACGAGGAAGAAAAGTTTCTCAGTATTACAATCAAAAAGCCATCAGGCAACAGTTCCTTGTTGGATTTAATAAAAGAACAACTGTCGCATATTGAAAAAGCACATATTTGCCTAAGCGGTGGCGGCGATAGTCAGTTTGCTTTAAGAGTTTTACAACAATTAGGTATACCTATAACAGCACATACCTACCTTACTACTTGGGAAGGTGCACCTATTAATTCTGACGATGTAATGACTGCTAAAATGCTTACCGATAGAGAAAACATCGAACTACATGTTACACAAATCGAACTATATGATTTTTTCAAAGACAAAAAACATTTAGAATACGGTAAAAAATACGCAACAGCAAGTCCACAGATAGCAGTACACCTTCACTATTTAGATACTGCATTCAAAGACATTGACGGCACAGTAGTACTAGGTGGTGATGTTCCGATGCTGATCAAAGACTCTCCACACGGAGAAGGCCCGGCAGACATTGCAGGACTTAGTGGTTCGTTTATAATGAAAAATACACAGGCATATCATGCAGTAGCAAGAGACAACAACTTCGATATAATAAAAGACCTTCTATATTGCACACCTCAAATAATATATAAAGCATTAGAACTTAGCATAGACATTGTTGAAAAATATCAAATGCATTGTGAAGTAGGTGATACAAACGGATATGCACATAAATTAAAACATGCAATATACGAAGAAATACTACCAGGTGGTATTAACCCGTTAATGAAAAGCACAGGCTTCGAAAGATTAAAAAAATATCTTGCTTCACAGTCGGGCATATATAACACATTTGATTTAAAATATAGAACGCCAATGGAACTAGCATATAGAGATATGCAACGAGATGCAACGCATGATGCTGAGTTTGGTGATAGCCCAGGAACCGACGGCACTGTTAGATATAAAGCAGGCAAACTGCCACAAGAATTATCAGAGCGATACCGAGCAGCTATAGAAGATAACAATAGCAAAAACATATACGAATACTACTTCGACTTTTAATAACAGCCATAATTAAGATAAATACTGCTATAATACACATAGGAGTAACAAATGGCATTATCAGAATTTTCTACGAAGGACAAAGGGATGGTCCTTGCATTATTCGCTAATCAATGTTATCAACCACCGGAACAATTATTTGAACCAAAGAATGGTATACCAGATCTAGCACCACTTAAAAAGTTTTTAAACAAACCACTACCACCAACATACATCGATGTTGACGGAGCTCAGGCTTATGTTATGAGCGACAAGGACGATGTACTGATTGCATGTAGAGGAACTGAACCAACAGCATTGAATGATGTTAAAGCAGACTTGAACACATTCAGAATGCCTCACCCAGTAGCAGGTAAAGTACACCAAGGCTTCTACGGAGAGTATGAAAAAGTAATGCCAGATATTAAAAAAGCATTAGCAAAGCACGACAAGAAAAATACTAAGAGTGTTTGGGTATGTGGACATAGTTTAGGTGGAGCAATGGCTGTACTAGTTGCTATGGATATTAAACCCGAAGGTGGGTTGTACACATTTGGTCAACCAAGAGTTGGCAATGTTGATTTCTTAAAAGCAATTGACTTTCCTTACTTTAGATATGTTAACAACAATGATGTAGTTCCTAGTGTGCCACCAAGCCTCGGAGGCCTCTGGTACAAGCACCAAGGTCATCTTAGATACATTAACACATATGGCAATATTAGAAAAGCAACACCTTGGCAAAGATTCAAGGATGGCTGGAGAGGTCGATGGGCAGCACTCAAGCAGTTTAAATTTATCGACGGCGTAGCAGACCATGGCATGGGACACTAC